CAAGGCCAGCAATAATTTCGTCAAAGTTCTTTTTCTGTTCTAGCTGCAGCTTTAGCACATCTTGAGCCCCTTCCTGCCTAATAGCTTCCGCTTCGCCTTGCCTAGTGCGCGCAATAGCAAGTTGCGCTACGCTGTTTTTTTCTTCTTCCAGTAATCGCGCAGTTTCATTACCTGCCAGCACTAATGCTTCTACCGTTTGCAGTTGCCGTACTCGTATCGGATCAGCAGCTTGCTCTGCTTCAAATATCAACTGTGCAAACTTAGTTTGTACGCCTTTTTGTTTTGTAATAAACTGCTGATCCCTTACTACTTCAGCAACGCGCTGTGACTCCTTTAGCGCTTCATCAGCAGCTCGCTTGGCGTCATCAGCACCGCCTGCCTTGCCGCCAGTAGGGCCTGTAGCAGTGGTGCCACCTACCGTTGCGCCTATTGGGGTGTTAAGTGCATTGGGAAGTGCAGCCGGTGTTGGATTAGCCGTTACAGATGCCTTGAACTCAGGTTGTTGTTGAAGTAACTTTATAAACTTGCCTTGATCCATCCCCATGCCCAAAAAGCCAGTGCCAGCGCCGGCTTGCCGCTGTAATTCTTTTCTGCGTTTTTCGCCAATTGTTTCATCAATGCCTGGCAGCACTCTCGCCGCTGCGCCTAAATTGCCTGATTGAACGGCTTCAAACGCAAGTTTTTTGCCGGGACTCATTGAAAATAATTGCCCCAGTACTTGTATTCCTTTTGTTGCTTCTGATATGACAAAATTAATAAGCCTGACAATGCCGCCTAGCGCAGGGCCAAGCACTGTGTCAAGTGATCTAACCAAATTGCCGATTTGGTTAATCATCTTTGTTATTTCGCTTGATACCGTGCCGCCTAGCTCTTGGGTCGCTTCTTCTGCTACTCCGCTAGCGTTGGCCTGCTTGACAACGTTTTGATTGTATTTAACAAGATCATCGTTGACAAGCGGAAGGATTGCCTTCAACGCATCTACGCTGCCAAACAACTTAACAAGCTCCGTGGTGCTGCCACCTGTTTTTGTTTTTACTTCCTGAAGTAAACCGCCAAACCCCTTAGCGCGTAATCCTGCTTCGTTAAATTGTATGCCCAACGATTTTGCAAGCTCTTCAGCTTCTTGGCTAGGTTTCAAAATTGAAACTAATGCTTGATTTAATCCGGTAAATGTTGATTCAACCGGCACGCCCTGCGCGGTTATCGTGGCTATAGCGGCATTCATTTCATTAATGCCAACACCTGCAGCCTTAGCCGTAGGAGCAAGTCGGCCTATATACCCTGCGTATTCATTTAATATAATTTTGCCGTCGTTTTGAGTTTGTATAAACCCATCCACTAGCGACGCAGCATCATCCGCCGACTTTCCATAGGCGTTGAGAACGCTGGTTACAGCATTGCCTACAGTTCCAATGTCTGAAAGCCCGCCGGTTGCGCCTTTGGCTGCAGCTTCCAAAACCTTTGTGTTGTCCGCTGCATTAGCAAAGCCAGACGAAGCTACATCATATGCTGCTGTTAGCAACTGAGTTTGCGAATAAAGACCTCCTAGTTTTTGGCTTAAGCCTAAAAGATTGCCTTCTAATGCTTTGCTATCTACTCCAAGTGTGCGAACTGCTGCCGCAGCCTTTTCCGCTTCGTTGAAACCCTTAAAGTACCTTCTGGCGGCATCTGCAACCGCAAGGCTAGTTCCTAAATTTGATATTGCACGGCTAAGAAAATTAATTTTGCCGGTAGAAGCCTGCGCCGCATCGCCAAGTTTAATAAACCTGCCGTTTGCGTCACGCAGCTTGCCATCTACGCCTTTGAATGTTTGCTCAAGCTTGCTGCCGGCGTCATTGACCTGCCGCAGCTTGCTGACAGCACCGCTGCTGTCAACATTGATGGCGACATTAGCGACAACCGACACAGCTCTACCGCCTTTGCTTCATTCTACGCTCTTGCTCTTCATTAGTCACGTCAAAATAAGCTGACCACAGCAGCAGCTCTTCCATGGTTAGCTCTGACTTAAGCCGTATCAAGGTGTAGCCAAGCTCTTTAGCTACACCCATCTGCAGCATCAGCAGGTTGTCACGCTTTAGCTCCGCCTTTAACGCTTTTCATATCAAGCTCTTCGGTTTCCTCCGGGTTGGTAATGATGGCCAGCATCATCTGCTGCAGGTCAGCATCAAGCACCTCGTTTTTTAGCTCCGCAATTTCACCAGCAGTAAACAGCCGCTTGCCGGTGTCGTCTACTGCTTTGGTGACCAGCAGGTTTAGCGCAAAGCCGTTGGTGTCATCACCACCTGGCATTTTCTGCGCACGCTCACGTTCTGCCATGGTCAGCGGTGCTGAGTAAAACTCAAACACAGTGTCATCGCTTAATGTAACGGTGCGCTTGGTCGGGGTTAGATTAGCTGCTTTCTTGAGACGCTCTAGAGCGGATGCCATAAAAAAATTGGGTTGATAGATGTATTCAAGCACAAAAAAGCCCCAGCGGCAGCCGGGGCAATTTGTTATCAGGCGCTGGTGCTGAAGTCAAACGTCGGCACACCGCTTGGCCGGAAGGTGATCTCCACCATCTGGGCATCATCAGGGTTGATGTTGAGGCTAGCGGTCAGCAGTACAGCATCCATGGCGATGCTGCGGCTAAGTGCCTCAGTGGCGCCCTTGTCGGTGTACAGCTTGAAGCCGCAACCAACCTGCTGGCGCTGCAGCACGTCTTCCACCATGCGGTTGGATAGCGCTGCATCCTCGCTGGTAACAAAAACGCTAGCGGTGCCATTGCCATCAGCAAAGCCAGGAATGTAAGCGCGGAATGGCGCATACTGCCCAACAGCTTGACCGATGGTGGTGACGTCGATCTCAGCTCTAGAGATCTCAAAGCTCCAGTTTTGCACCTGCCCAACAGCGGCGTAGTCGGCGTAGTACACCTCAAACTCATTAGGTGCGGCCAGTGTGCCATCATCGGTGATGGCAAGGATGGTGCCGCCTGCCGTGGTTGATACTGTCAGCGCACCAGTAGCAGCGGTGTAGCTGAGAACGTAGTAGGTAGTGGCTGCGCTGATTGGTGCAGGCAGGGTGCCAGAGCCAGCCCCTCCAGTTTGGCTGTCAACAACCCGGAACTTAACAGGATCGCCAACTTTGAAGTTTAGGTAAGCGGCAACAGTGATGATGTCAGTTGCGACGGCAACACCAGCTTCGCCAAAGTTGCCGTTGGTGCCAGCGGGTTTGTAGTAGAGAGCGCCGGACGTACCGGACAAGACAGTGACGGCCATTGTTGTGAGCGGTAGTGGCTAGTGACAGTGTAACTAGTCTAGGTACGCTTCAAACGTTGCCGTAAGTTGCGTCTGATAGTACGGCTGCGGTGCTGCTGGTGTCACCTGCGATGGACCTGACGCAGCGTCAAATATGATGCTGCTGAACTTGGCACGGTCGAATAGGTCTTTGATGCGCTCTGCAATGGTGAAATTAGCCGCAGCGCCGGCACCGATAGGGGTAAAGACATTTACCACCAACGTGCCGTTCTGCCGGTTGAAGCTGGCAAGCGTTGCATAAGCGTTGTCGCCAAAGCGGATGAACGCCTGCAGCCATGGCGTGTTGTTAGGTGGCGTGAACGGTACGTTCTGATAGCTGACCGGATAAACAGGCGCTATGGCCAGCTCAGCCGCAATGCGGCCTTCAATGGCGCTACGCACATCGTTGTAGGTGCTGCTCATGATTCCCTGCCGATCTTGGCTGCTGCTGCTATCACCCTACCCTGCACGTCTTTGGCGGCGCCCTGCACCCAGCCCCCAGGCGCTTGCTTGCTGCTGCCGTTAGCTAGCGGCTCCGCATATGGCAGGTTGTTGTGGACTGAGTAAACGTTGCCGATGCGCTCTTGGCCAGCTTGGTAGCCAATGGTGATGCGGCGCTCAAGGCTTGGATCTTTAGGGGGATTTGTAGCGTCTTGGTATTGGCCAGTAGCAGGCTGCTGCTCGCCTCCGTCATATGAGCCGGCAGTGTTTTCGCCTGTAGCCCAACTTGCGCGGAATCTGCCGGTATCAACAGGGCTCGCCATTTTCAGTAGCAGCTCAGTCTCAAGCACGGCAGACCGCAACAGCTTTTCCATCTGCTGGTTGCAGTAGTCGCCAATATCGCCAACGCGGATAGTGCGTGCCATTAGTCCCTCAGGATTAGCTCGTAGGTGATCGGCTCATTGTCCTGCTCGATGGTGCGCACCTCAATGACTTGCAACGTGCGGTTGCTGATAATGACACGATCAGCGGTGGTTGGCACTGCTGCGGTATCTGCTGCTGCAATGGTGAATCGCTTGTCGCCAGCTTGGATCAGGTCGTTGACCTCACGCAGTGCTACATTCTCTAGCACGCCACGGATAACAGTGTCGCCAATGGCTTCACTAACGGTGCCAGTGGTTGGGTTGTAAACGCCAGGTGTTACGCGGCGTAGTGTTGCAACACCGCCAAACTTTGCCATCAACTTGCTGGCAACTTTCCGTAGCGGGTTTGCAAGTGACATTAGAGTTTATAGGCTACGCAATGGCCATTCTGTAGTTTGATGCTAGTGAACACGCCGTATAGAGTTGTTGCACCGTCAAAGGTTTCCCCTGACAGTGTGCTGCCGTCGTAGTTTTGCGTAACAATGGCATCAATATGGGTATTGGTTGTGAAATGAATTGCGCCCCAACGCCCTGTATACGTCGCGGTATCACCAATAAATGTTGCACCTATCGAGTAGTCAATGCCAAAATAGTTAGGCTGGCTCATTGTCAAAGCCTATAAGCGACGACAGTGCCGCTAGTCAATGTGATGCTGGTGAATACGCCGCAGATCTCAGTGCTTGCCTTAAACGGGATAGCTGACAGCGTATTGCCGGTCCAGTCTTGAGCAGCCAAGCTAGCGATCACCGAATCCTCAAGCGCAACGATCTTGCCGAAGCGACCAGTATGCGCAGCGGTATCATCAATAAACTCAGCACCGGGATAGGCGTAATCCATGGTCAGCTCCGCTTGATGGCAACGTTACCTGGTCCACTGATTCTAAGCCCTGTCAGGTAGCGTTCCATGATTGGTGGCACCTTATCAACGCCAACAGCTCCGTAGCCAAGGTTAGGCGTCACATTAAGGTTGCCTACCTGGACATTCTTGAAGTCTTCCAGTCCGCTAAGGCCAAGCCCGTCTGGGTTGTTGTTGAGATAAACGGCCAGCACCACCTGCGCACGTTTGACTTGATCTGGGATTTCGGTGTCGGTGAAATAATCAGTTGTGATTCGAAACGGAAACCCAACGGCATAGGTGTTGATATAGGTGTCGGGCTTGCGAACACCAGTTCGCGGCCATTGCATTGATTGGGTATCAGTAGAGCGAGCACCAAGAAAGCGTTCACGATCAAGCCTCTGCGCAGCGGAATACAACGCACGGTTTTTGTTGTCCGTGGTAGCGGTGCCCCATGCTGTCGCATCAGCGTCTAGCACCATGCCGTCAATAATTAGCTGCGCGTCAGCCAACGTCAGGTACGAGTTTGCGTCTGCCGCGTTTGGCGTGGCGATTATCGTGATTGCCATTGTCCGGCTCCGTTGGTATCAGTTTAGGCTCTGCAATAGAAAGAGAGGCCGCCTCCGTAGAAGCAGCCTCCTTTTCACGCAGTCGCCGGAAGGCGAACAAGCCCATTAAGCAGCAGCGCCCTTGATGACTGCAAAGCTAAGCACAATTGCTTGGCTTAGCGATCCACCAGATACGTTGCGCACTGTGACTGCAAACGATCCCGCCGCGACCGCATTGGCCAGAACGGAATATGCGCCAGCAGTGCCGGCTGATGCATGGTTAACAATCACAACATCAGTTGCAGCTATAGAGCTGTTTGTGACGGTGAAAGAAACGTTTGTAGCATCAGCCAAAGCAGCACCGTTCATGGTGATTGATCCTGAAGGAAAGTTCAGGGTTACACCAGTGCTCTTGCTAGTTGCTTGGGTGACAGCGCCACCAAGCCCAACTGGATAGCCGATCGCATTGCCGGCTACGGTTTCGAAGATAGAAGCCATGATTAGTTACCTCAATCGAAGTTAGAGGTGTTTGTAGCCCGCACGATCCCAAGGTTCTTGAGTTCGTACACCTTCGACCAGTTGCCAACTGTTGCCAGTGCAGCGCGAGTCGGGTTAGGAGTGCCAACAGCCCACTTGCTGCCAACAGGGTGGTAGCAGTAGTGAAGGTCGATCGACATGGCATCACTCTTAGCGAGGATGTCACGGTCGGTTTCAGTCTGCATCCCCATCTGCTCACCAGAGGCAATAGCGCCTTGGGTGAAGAAGTAAGTGGCATACTCGGTGGAGCTGCCGCTGCCTTCAGTTTGCACATCGTCAGAGACGATTACGCGCAGACCCATGTAGGTAGGCACGGAGTTGTCACCGCCGTATGCGCCAGAGATGCTGCCGCCAGATTGGGTGGTAGTAGTACCGCGTGCATCAAGGGTGCTGACGTAATCAATTGCCTTGCGCTCAACCAGGTCGTAGTAGACCTTGGAGTGCATTGCAACAGCAGCCAGCTTGTCACCTTGATCACCCAGCAGGCTGCGGGCTTCCGCAACATGACGTGGGCTAAGCACAGTCGGGGTGTCGCCAGATTCGCCGTCGATGGTCAGACCAAAGAAAGCAGCAGATGCGCTAGTCGTGCCGAGGGTGCCGAAGACACCAGCAAGGCAAGACAGCAGATCCTTTTGACGTTGGTTGGCAACGTAATCAGCGATCTTGGCGCCGATAGCAGCCATGGGGTCAGCGCCAGCAGCAAGTGCTGCAAGGTCGCGTGATTCAAAGGCACGGCCACGGTGCAGGATGACGCCGACTTGCTTGTCAGCAGTGATCTTGCCAGGTGTCAGTGAGGTGCTGTCAGTCAGCACTTCAAAATCACCAGACAGGTTGGCTTTGAAGAATGGGACATTAATGTAATCACCACCCTCAGTAGCGTTCAGCTCAGCCATGGGCTGCACCACACCGCTAGCCAAGAAGGCATCACGAAGGGTGGTTTGCTCAATGACGTAAGGCGTGAAAATCTCTGGGATGATGATGTCAGAGCGAAGAGTCGCCATGATTCATCTCGGGGAAATGGTTTACGGTGTGGGCGCAGCCCGATCACCAGCGCAGCCGGTTGCAAATAGCTTAGCGCGCTGCTGCAGTTTTCAATCGTTCGTACATGTCACGGTCTGTACGAAACAGTCGTGATTGCTCGGTGAGATTAAATGACTCCTGCGCAAATGGGTTTTTGACGCCCAGCGGCATCTCGCCACTGCTGCGCCCTGATGGTGCACCGCTGCCTTGTGGCCTTGGTTGCTTTTGCATCCATGCCGGCAACGACTTAGCCCATTCGCTTACGGGTGTGCGTTGGTAGCCATCGACCACTACCACCGTGCCATCAGGGTCACGCTCAATCTGATCGCTGCTCAGCTTGGTCTTAAGAACCATGTCGGGGTCATGCACCAAGTCAGCCAGTGCGGTTACTGCTGGCGTGACAAGTTCAAGCTCACGGACGCGGGATTCAAGTTCTGTGATGCGCTGGTCCTTTTGCGCCGTCGCCTCACGGTACTGCTGCTCCAAAGCTTGTCTTGCTTCGGAGTACTTACCTTGCGATTCAAGTTCAGATTGCTCAGCGCGTCGCTTGAACTCAAGTAGCTCATCGACATCAACGCCATCCGGTAACTTCTTTGACTTAGCAGTGCGCAATTCAGCAATCAGCTCTTGGTTCTTGCGTTCCAGTGCTTCAATACTGCGTTGCATTGCATCAGTAGCCGCAGGCTCCTGAGTTTGATTCTCTTCAGACATGCTTATCCCGCAGGGATATAGTGCATCACCACTTTACCTTATCCGCCCAGTAAGCAGCGCTTAGCTTACCTTTGGCAATGTTGCTAGCGTGTCTGGCCTTAAATGATGCCCTTCTGGCCTTGTCCGCTGCTGATTCTCCTGTTCGTGATGGTGAGCCTGATACGCCCTGCTGACCAAACCTAATCAGCTTGATAGTGTCGCCGTCTTTGGCAAGCACCGCGTGCGACTTGTTTGGGTTGCTAGGCGTCCGCTTGGGTTTGTTGTAACCCTCGAACTGCTCGCCGCGATAGGTTATCACTTTTTCTTAGGTTTAGGCTTCTTGGCAGTTTTAGCAGCAGCCTTAAATGCAGCAGCAGATGGCCTGCCAGCTTCACCCTTGCGCGCCATGCGCTCGTTGCTGCCAGCTTCAATGCGCTCGCGCTTGGCGTTGATGTTGGCGTACAGGCCTGGTTTCTTTAGTGGCATGGCGCCATTCCTCAATACCTAGTAGCAGGTTAGCGCCATCTGCTGTTGCCCAGCCCTTATCCGTGTAGATCGCTGGCACCCATGCTTCACCAGCTAGTACCTCAACAGGATCTGAGCTGATGCCAGCAGGAGTGAAATGCCGG